TCAGTTGGGAGAGCGCTGCCGTCGCATGGCAGAGGCCGAGGGTTCGACTCCCTTCGTCTCCACCATTGGATTATTGGGCGAACCCTTTTCGGGGTTCGCCTTTTTTTGTTTGGGTTGGAAGTCATCGCCCCAGTAGTCGAAAGCGAAATAAAGCTTGAGTTCATCCCCGTCTACCTCAATGAGCCGCACGAACGTCTCGATGATTTCTGCCGCATCTGGTTCCTGCGCAATTTGATCGAGCCAAGCGGCTATGGCTTCACCAGACAGATGCGCACTTTCGCTAGCCTGAGCCTGCCGCAAGTCGGCTTCTAAGGCCGCTTTCTGCTCGCGTAGCATGTCTACGCGCTCTTTACCGCCGGGCGGCGCAATACCGTCCTCGATAGCCTGCCAGATACGCTCAAATGCCGCGTCTATGCGCTTTATCTCGCGCTCAATGCGCTTGCTCTCAGGTTCCTCCTTCTCTTCATTCATTTCGTCATAAAGAGCCATTGCGTCAACGATGCGTTGACGTATATCCGGCTTCTTAATCGTTTCGAGGACGGTATCAAGCACGGCTTCTTCAACGGCATCGCGCCTAAAGGTGCGCTTGCATTTCTTGCACTTATAGTAGTGGTACACGCGGCCTGTTTTAGATGTTCCGCAGGTGCCAACGTAGTATTGGCCGCACTCTGGGCACCACATCTTGCCCGATAGCGGGTAATCGTTGGTGTCACGTGTCTTGTTGTGTTTGCGCCCGTTTGAGCCCAAGATGCTGTTGATCATGTCCTGGTCTTCGCGCGACCACAACGCAGGCATGCCATCTTCGATTCGCACGCCCGCGTAATCATAAACGCCGCAGTTCTGCTCGCGCCTAAGCAGCTTTGTTATCACACCGTGCGTTAGCGGTTTGCCGCGCTTGCCGCGTTCACCTGCGACAGCACGCTTGATTTCGGCAACAGTCGAGCCAGCAAAGAGCATGTTTTTCATACGGTGCATCACGGCGGCTTCGCGCTCATTGAGCTCGTAATACCCGTTAACAATGTCCCAGCCGTAGTGCGTGCGACCGTTTGCCATCCCGCGCTGGGCGTTCTTGTTGATACCGTCGCGGATACGCTCGCTGTCTATCGCGCTTTCCCATTCAGCAAGCACTTCGAGCATTCCGAGATTCAAGACGCGCGTTGAGCCTTCGCCAAGGCTTTCACCGGCGTAAAGGATTTCAACGCCTGCCTTGCGTAGCCTGATTCGCGCGAGCGCCATCTCGTCACGGTTGCGCATGATGCGCGTCACCTTATAGATCACTACATAATCGAATAACCCTAGTTTTGCGTCTGCCATCATGCGTTGAAACTCTACGCGCTGCACGTCACGGCCTGTTTGTGCGTAATCGCTATATACGCGCACAACGTCAAGGCCGTTTTCCGCGCAGTACTCACGCGACTTCTCTACTTGGATGTCAATACTTTCACTTCGCTGGTTATGCGAACTGAAACGTGCATAGATGGCGGCACGTATGCCTTTTGGCATGATAAAATCACCTTGCCTTTTCATTTGAACGGATTGGCAAGCCCTGCACTGGTCTTGGCGGATAGGTGCGGGGCATTTTTATGTCTAATCTTCTTTTGATTCCCTTGCAGCTGCCTTGGCTGTCATGGCGATGTTTTGCTGCCACTCGGGCGAACTTTCGCGGTAATGATCAATCATTTCGCGCTCGTCAGACGAAAGGTCATCAACGTTATCAAATTCGCAAGTCTCGTCATTCCAACCGAGTATGTCATTTGGGGAACAGCCCAATGCAATGGAAAGATTCCAAATCTGCTCAGCATTCATCATTGCCGCGCCAGATTCCCATGATCGATAGGTGTACTTGTTCACACCAATCTTTTCGGCAAACTCGTCTCTGTTCGAGTAACCAGCGGCTTTCCGCAGCTTCATAAGGCGAATGTTCACTGCTAGTCTCCTTCTCTTCTAATGTAAGTGCATAGTACAACGAAATTAGCCAATACACAACGAAATTATTAGTTTTCGCTTGACAGCGTTATTTTGCATAGCTATAGTGCGTAGCCAGTTGCTAAGGAAATTAGCAGCTGGCTAATATTCCTAGGGTAAACCCTAGGAATATACGGGTTGGCTACTTGACAAGCAAGTAGCCAAATATTGGCTCAATGCAGAAAGGAGGAAACGTAATGGGTTTCAACAAGGAGGTGTTTGCGGCGAACTTGCGAGCAGCTCGCGCGAAGCTCGATATATCTCAAGATGAGTTCGCAAAGCGCGTCGGTATCTCCAAAGATTCCGTCGTGAAGTACGAGAGCGGTGAGGGTTACATCCCAGGCGCAGACAAGATCATGTCCATCTGCCGAGTTGCGCACATCAGCCCCAATGAGCTTATGGGATGGGGAGAAATCGCGTAATGGATGAATTTATCGATGTATTGACGCTCTGGGTGTTCATAGCAACTGCCGTTGCCGTCGGCAACATGATCGGCAAGTAAGAAAGGAGGGGTTTCAGATGTATGAAACCCAATCGCAAACCAACGGTTTGCATCGTGGTTTTGACGAGTGTGAAATGTCGCAAGCTCGATGTTTCGCAGGCGGCATTTTGCCGCCGCGTCAAAGCTATGACGCAAGCTTGCGAAACAAAAGCGCCCGCACCTGGCTGCAACCAGATACGGGCAATGTCAGAACCTTGACCAGTAATGACAACGAGAATTTTACACCACTAGCAACGGTTAAGCGGTGGTTTTGCGGTGCTATTGCCGTGCTAGCGGCAACTGGAATCCTGCTCACTGCCCTGGCTGGTGCCATTATCTGGCTTACGGAGACGTACAACCTGCCTTGGCTGCTGCTCGTCCTTGCCGGTCTTGAGCTTTGGTTCATCGTCCGAATGGTTGACCAATGAGGGGCTATCTCGACCGTGACGCGAACGGTTTCTGGGTCGCGCGGCTGATCATTGAGGAAGCCCGCAGGCCGGGCGTGAGCGGCGCGGGAGACGTTCGCACGCGCCACAGACTGCCCGTGCCGCCATCGGCACCGCGAGAGGTCGCAGAAGTGGCGTTCAGGCGCTTTATGAGCCGCGAAGCAAGGAAGCGCCATGGATGTTGACGATTACACCCAGCCGCTCGAATACGTGATGCGGCAGGAACGGTTGGCAACGTACTCGGTGCCGCTCAAGCTGCAAGACCGGCAGGAGCTTTTCAAGCTCTGGTGCGAGCTAAACCCAAGGGCGCTGCGGCAGATCGAGCTTACGGCGCTCGCAATCGACCAGCGCGGCATCCGAGTAAGCGCCAAGTACCTCATTGAGAAGCAGCGCTATGAGGGCGCTGTCAAGCTCGTCGGCGTTCCGTTTGTTGACGGCAACGGCGTTGAGCACGTCTACGGCATTAACAACACGGATACGCCGCTTCTAGCCCGTTGGCTCTTAAAGCGGCATCCGAAGCTGAACATCAAGCTTCGCAATTCCATCTATGACAAGGAGAACAATCATGAAGCGTAAGGAAGCAATCAAGTTCCTCGATTCCGTTGCCGAGTACATCAGCAAGACCGACGGCACCATTACGGTCTTCAACTCCAAGAGCGGTGAGAGCGTCGACCTCGATACCGATCTGGCTCTCTGCTTCATGGGAACGCCCATCGTTGCCATGAAGGACGTGCTTGAGAGCGACAGGCTCGACGATATGACACCTGGCATGTTCGTCCACCTGATGACCAAATCGGCGTGCAACGCGTATGTGCAGCAGCTCCAAGAGCGCTGAGCAGCTGGCGCTTGACCTTTTTGGCGAGCAGCCGATGCCGACGCCCGGGCAATGCCGTTTCGAGCTTCATCTACTCGAGCACGGCGAAAAGCCCAAGAGCGCGTGTGGCTTTCGCGGAACGACCGTCTGGACTAACTGCCGCGAGGTCGGCAAGTGCCTTTGGGACGGCTGGCACCAGCAGGGGACAAGCGATGGATTAACGACGGGAGGTGATGACGATGACGGCGATTCCTAAAGACGTGCACGATCAGGCGCAGGAACCCATGGCGTGGTTTCAGCACGACGCTAACGCGCAGCGGGACATCAAATGTCAACGGCTGCTCATGCGTCGCGGTAACGAGGGCTACGGCGCTTACTGGCGGCTCTGCGAGCTTCTGGCGAGCACCAAGCACCACTCAATTGCGGTGGAAACCGATGAAGACTGGCTCATTCTAGCCGGCGCAATCGGTATGCGCTCGATGGGGGCGTTCGACGAGACGGTGAGTATCGCCGAGGCACGGGATTTCATCGACTGCCTGCTCGAGATCGGCTTGCTCGTGAGAGACGGAAAAGGCCGAATCGAGAGCGAGAGGATGTGCAAAAACGCCCTTTATTTTGGCAGGCAGCGCGTCAACGGAGCCAAGGGCGGCAGGCCGAAAAAGAAGCAGGAAAACCCGCAAAACTAGCAGGTCAGAGCGTATGTTTGTGTTGTTGCGGATTGAAACCAGCGCGAAACCATCGGTTTTAGGTTGGGCTAAGCCTAACAATACATAACATAACAGTACAGAAGCGGGTTTTTGGGTTTGGGTCATAAAACCCAAACCCAAAGCCAAAAACCCGCACTTGCTTGTTATGTTGACTTACAGGCAAGGTTCTTCTTTCTTGCTTCTTCTTTCTTGATCGATTCGTTTTTCGAGCGATTCCAAAGCCTGTTTTCGAGTATTCAGCAGTAGTTATCAACAGGTTATCAACAAGTTTTCAACAATAGCAAAGTTTTCAACAAAGGAGCGTTGGCGATGCCTTACGGGAGCTATGTCAACAGAGTCCGAAAGCACACGTGCCCTTACTGCGGCATCGAGCGGAATTTGGACTGGTTCATCAAGGACAGCGAAGCCTGCTGGAAGTGCAGGGAGACGAAGAAGGACGAGAAGGAGGTGAAGAGAAATGACAGCATCGGTTGATCTCGAAGGACGCGCTTACGTCAAGCGTAGCCTTACGCAAGACGATCTCGTCTTTCTCAAGGAGCTACAGCATGAGCTGAACAATCAGCAGACATTGGCAACGGCTGACCCGCGTTATTGGGTTATTCGAGACTACGAATACCGCGAAGCAACAAGTAACGATGAAATTGATGCTGTCGAGTTTTTTGAAGACGGCAGCGGCGAAATCATCTGCCTGAATGAAGCGGTGGAGAGAGTCTACAGGGAAAAGCTTCTTTTGGGCGGCGTAGACCATGCAGAAGATTGGCTTAAAGACAACAGTATCCAGTTTGACGAGCACGGATACATGTGGTTGGGCAGTCAAAGCGCTTTTGAGGGTGCAATCAAGGAGTATGCCGAGAACAACATGCTCGATTGCGTGTTCCTTACGAAGGTGTGGGCAATTGTTCCGTGCACCATGTTTCTCACGCTTCGCGAAGCGGAAGAGCACCTTAAGGCCAATTACTACCACTACACGCCACAAGCGCATACGTACGGCATGTGCGCTTGGCGCTCACCAGAGGTCGCGCAGCTGATAAAGCTGCTCCATACGGTCGATTTCGACGAGCTGGAGAAGCTAGTTTCAAAGGAGTGATGGCAATGAGCTCTTACGTTAAGACCGTCGGCGATCTGAGTGTTCCCGATGAAGAGCAGGTTGAAACTGCCGCCGAGACGAGCTTCGACCCTGTGACCAAGCCCGCGCATTACGCGGGGCATACCGGCATCGAGTGCAAGCAGGCAATGGAATCGATGCTCGGCACCGATGAATACGTGTCCTATATGCAGGGATGCGCCTTCAAGTACCTGTGGCGCTGGAAGTCCAAGAACGGTATCGAAGACCTCAAGAAGGCGCATGAGTGTATCGAGAACATGCTTGAGACGCTGGAAGGCGGCGCGTCATGAGTGGCGGTGACTTCTACGCCGCGCCCAAGATCGTCGCTGTCCGCAAGGAGCATAAGTGCGCGTATTGCGGACAGACGATTCCAGCAGGAACACGTGGCGTGCTTATGGAAAGCGGCCTTTGGATGTGTCTGTTCTGGAAGCGCTACGCATGCCCGCGCTGTCAGCCATACGTCAGTGAGTTTTGGGGCTGGCAAGGCTTGGAGAGCGAAGACATCGAATTGGATTTCGACGAGTTCATGCGGGAGCATCACCGCGATGTGTGGGTGACCGGCGATGACGATTAGGAGCGACCGTAAGACCCTTGAGAACCTGTGCGCCGTGTCGCAGGACATGAGCCGGCGCATCGCGACCTGCGAGAAGCGTGGTCGCGATAGTGCACGGGTTGATTGTGACGATCTTATCTGCTGGTGCGACTGCGTGGACGATGCAATCGCATCGATTAACCGAAATTTGGAGGAAAGAAATGAAAGAGTTTAAGACCGAGGAAGAGTATGAAGAGGCATCGTCGACGCTGATTGGGTGCGCCCTGCTAGTCGTCCCGTTCGCGACGCTGGTTGCCAGTATCGCCATTGGCTTCATCTTCGGCGCTGGCTATGGGTTCCTGGCCTTCTTCTGCTTCCTGCTGGCCGTGTGCATCTGGTTCATTTACTTGGCAAAGGTCAGTATGCACAAGGCGAAGAAGGCGGCTGAAAAGGAGCAGGACGATGATTAAGATTTCCGGCTGCTGCGACGGGTGTGGGAAGGAAGCCGACTGCACCAACATTGACGAATTCGCAAGGGTACACGCCTATGACAAGGGCAAACTTATCGAGTTCGACATTTGCAAGGACTGCATCCACGAGATTCGCGACATGTCGGGCAGCGTTATCGACGTCGTACATGAATTGAAGCGCCGCCATGGACGTTGAGGTCAAGCGCGACCCAAAGGGGGTGTGGTACGCGCAGCCGTATCTTGGCAAGGCACCGGACGGGCGGCAGATAAGACCGCGTCGTAGCTTCCCGGATGCCACGACGCGCGAGGAAGCACAGGCTTTGGCTGATGCCTGGGCTTCACACCTGACCTTTGACGGTAAGGTCAAGAGCACGCTGATAGTCGACCTGCTCTGGGAATACATCGAGCAGCGAAAGGTCAAGGGTGCGGGCTTGAACACCGTGAAAAGGTGGTCGCTCTTCACGCGAACCTACGTGGGCAAGTACCTTAAAGGCAAAGTCGCTCGCGACCTTACCGCTATCGAGCTGAACGACTTCGAGACGCGGCTTGGCGTGAGCAAGAAGAACGGCGGTCAAGGTCTTTCGCGCAACACGATCATCAGCGTTCACCACTTTTTGCGCGGCGCATACAACTTCTGGGTGCGTATCGGCATCTGCGAGAACAACCCAATGCTCATGGTCGCAAAGCCGCCAGAGGAACGCCATGAAGCCGTGAGCATTGACGAATGGGATTACAAGGCACTCGATGCCACGGTTTCCGAAAAGCTCGACCTTGAAGCGCCGGAGAAGCGCTTCATGCGCCAATCAGCCTACGCTTTCGCGGCTTGGCTCGCACTGCATACAGGGATGCGCGTCGGCGAGGTGTGCGCCGTAAGGCGGCGCGACCTCCACAAGGCGCAGGGGTTCATCCTCGTGAGCGGTACGGTCATCGAGGTTCCGGGCGGCGGCGTTATCCGATCCAACGTGACCAAGAACAAGAAGACGCGGCCTGTGGCGTTAATCGACGAAGAGTGGGAGCGGATAAAAGCCTATCTCGCGCAACAGGATTCGATTTCAGACGCTTTTACGCCCGATTCACCACTAGTGAGCATAGACGGCTCTTACATGCGCCCTACGACCGTCTCAAAGGCTTTCAGCCGCGCTCGCGACCGTGCGGGCATGCCGAAGGCGTACACGTTCCACTCATTGCGCCACACGCACGCCACGTGGTGCCTGGCGAACGGCGTTGACCTCAAGACGCTCGCAGATCGCTTGGGGCACTCGAACGAAGCGACAACGCTGAAGCTCTACGCGCACCTTCTGCCGGGGCGCGACCAGGCGGCGGCTCAGGCATTCAACAGCTTCGCCAAGCAGCTTGAGGATGGAGTGTAAACGGTGTGTAAATGGCAAGACCTCGGCCATTTGCGTCACGACACGAAAACGAGAGGTCAGAAAGCAAAACCGATGGTTTGGGAACGGTTAGCCGCCGTATTCCAAGTAAGAATCAGGAGATAGTGAAAATGGTGACTATTATGACCGGCGATGAGCGACGCAAGGCTCTTGACAGAGCGCTTGTGGTTCGCAAGCAGCGCTCAGACATTCGCAAACGTCTCAAAACTGGTGAGCTTGGCATTGATGGATTTCTTGAGCTGGCAGACCGCAACTATCAGGCTGCGGCTGGGATGCGCGTCGAGTATCTGATTGGGTCGATGCCTGGTTATGCCAAGAAGCGTACGCAACAGCTTATGAAGAGCCTGCATATCAGTGCGACCAGACGCGTGCAGGGATTGGGGCACGTTCAGAGAGAGGGGCTTATCAAGGCTCTTGGTGGTGGTTGCCGTGAGTAAACCGAGTGAGCAGGAGCGCAAGCGCGTTATGCGTTGTGCCGTGCTTGTAGCCGTGCTTTCCGTGGTCGCAAGCGTCGCGATCATCTTTCTGAGTTTCTGCCTTCTGGAGTTGTTCATAAGCATCATCACGGGCGGCATATTCTCGTGGCTCGTCCCGTCGCTCGCAACCGCGATGGTGACTCTGACCTATATCGCATTGGCAATCGTGAGGGGTGGCAACTGTGAGTGACAGTCTTAACAGCGTCACCTTGAGTGGCAACCTTGGGCAAGATGCAGAGGTTCGGTACACCAACAGCGGCCTTGCGGTAACGAGCTTTTCACTAGCAGTGAACAAGAGCCGCAAGCAGCAGGACGGTAGCTATAGGGATGTGACCAGTTGGGTCGACTGCGTGATGTACGGCAAGCGCGGCGAAGCGATGTTTAACAACGGCCTTCTGATGAAAGGCGCACGCTTAGCCATCCTTGGGCACCTGCATCAGAACGTGTGGGAGAAGGACGGCAAGCGCTACCGCAAGCTCGAGGTCATCGTTGATAACGTGGCAATCATGACCTCGCATCGACAGCCACAGCAGGCGGCGGCACCGCAGGCTACGACCTACCCAGATGTGTATGACGAAGATATTCCCTTCTAAGGAGCTGACATGTACGGACGAAAGATGAACGTTTGCCTGGCTGACGGAACAGCCATGCCGACATACGCGCACGATGGCGATGCAGGCTTCGACCTTTGCATCACCGAGGATGTAAGGCTTGAGCCAAACGCAAGCGCGGTCTGCGGACTTGGCTTTGCCTGCGAGATCCCGAGTGGCTGTGTCGGTTTGGTCTTCCCACGCTCCGGTCTTGGCGCTAACTACGGCGTGACGCTGCGCAACAGCGTGAGCGTCATCGACAGCGGATACCGTGGCGAGGTGCACGCACCGCTGGTCAATCTCAGCTGTGACACTGTGTTTCTTCCCAGAGGTACACGTGTGTGTCAGATGGTCGTTATCCCGTTCGTGCCGTGTGATCTTGTCGGGGTCGATAGCCTGACCGACACCGAGCGCGGTACCGACGGCTTTGGCTCTACGGGTGTCGACTAGGGTTGATGCTTTGTGGATGCCAAGGAATACTTCGAGCGCATCCGTGACGAGGTGGCTAGCATCGAACATGCAAAGGAGATGCTGGCCCGCCTTAAGGCTCGCGAGGGAGCCAAGGCACAGAGTTATAACGCCGGCGGCGGCGGTGGTGGCTCAGACCCTATGGATGCGATTAACGGACGCATTGACTTTGAGGGGAGGTTGGAAAGGAGGATCGCGGACAGCCAAGCCGAGGTGGACGAAGCATGCGTGCTGCTCTACGGTGCCGACAATCGCGGCGGCTTGGCTAAGCTCAAGGGCAACCGCTACGCTGACGCGCTGTGCATGGCCTATCTCCAAGCGATGCCATGGGACGAGATAGCCGATGTGATGCAGTGCTCGCGCCAATGGTGCAGGGAGCTTTGCAACGCTGGGTTCCGCTATATCGACGAGGTGGGCTTTGCCGCGCTCAAAGATATTTGAGATTGGTACTTGTCATCACTTTTCGGTTTGCGTTATATTTCGGTACGGTGGATTATCAGAAAGGGACACGGCCTTGGGTCGCGTCCCTTTTTTGTTGGGGGTCGCGCAATGGCTAAGGGCTTCTCGTATCGGTTCTACCATTCCAAGGATTGGGAACAGGCGCGAGAGCTTGCATTGCAACGCGACGCCTATCTTTGCCAGCATTGCCTTAAGGCTGGCATCGCAACACCGGCAACGATGGTGCACCACATCATCGAGCTAACACCATCGAACATCAGCGATTCGAACATAGCGACCGACACTCGCAACCTTGTAAGCCTGTGCGACCTCTGCCACAAGAAGGTGCACGGCTGGGCAAGGCGGGGCAGCACAAGGCAAGGGCTGCGCTTTGACGAGGACGGCAACTTGATTTCGCTGACAGACGAAAACACAGACTGAGCACAAGCGCACAGTCAAACAAAACGACAGACAAAACAGCAGGTCACAGCTTCGAGCTATCCCCCCGGTCTAAAATCAAGGCACCCAGCATAGGGCACCAACGCCGGAAGATAGAAATTTGCGTGTGACGGGTTTCAGAACGGGGGTGGTCTTGTGGGAAGGCGAAAAGTGTGCGAAAGTAACGAACTTTTGCCGAAAGCCACGGAAAGTCCCCCGAAGAAGCGTACCGCTTCCATCGAGAGCCGATACCAAAGCGAGCTGAAAAAGCTCCAACGGCTCACCAAGGACGCGATACCGGACGAGAAGCGAAGCGCCGTGCTTCCGCTGATGTCGAACATCGCGTTCTTGAAGGTCAAGCTTGACGAAGCCCGCCGCGAGCTGATGTACGAGAGCATCTTCACCGAATATGACAACGGCGGCGGTCAATCCGGCTTGCGAGAGCATCCGGGTTTCAGCGCCTACAACAAGCTGTTCACGACCTTCTCGCGCGGCATCAAGCAGCTCACCGACATGATGCCGTCCGGCAGCACCGCAGGCGATGCGCTCATTGACTACCTCAATGAAACGCGCTTCGGCGGCTAAGAAGCGAAGCGGCGCTGGTCGCTGCGAGCAGGCGATACGAAGCTACTTCGGTGGCATCCTCAACGGTGAGATCACTGCTTGCGAGAAGATGCATCAGCTCGCGGAGCGCGTGCTGCGCGACCTGGATAACACCGATCCGCTCTATCCGTACCATTACCGCGAAGAGTTCGCGGCGAAGCACGTCACCTTCATCGAGACGTTTTGCCGACTTCCGAGCGGAAAGCTTGGACGCAAGTTCAAGCTCGAGCTTTTCCAGTTGGCCATCCTCTCCGTAATCTTCGGTTTCGTGGATGCCGAGGGCTTGCGCCAATACCGCGAAGTCCTTTGGATTATGGGGCGAAAGAACGGTAAGACCGCGCTTGCGTCGGCTATCGAGCTTGACTTGCTCATTAACGATGACGAGGGTGCGCCGGAAGTCTACAACGTGGCTACGGCTCACGATCAGGCGGCGAAGGGCTTCAACAACGCCTGGCGAATGGTGATGACCTCACCGGCGCTGGCAAAGCACGTGCGAAAGCGTGTGAGCGACCTTTACTGCGGCCTCAACATGGGGTCAATCAAGGCGCTTTCCGCCAACACAAACCACCTTGACGGCTTGGACATCTCAGGCGCTATCGTTGACGAGCTCGCAGCCATGCGAAACCGCGACCTCTACGACCTGACGATTCAGGGTATTTCCGCCCGCAGGCAACCGCTGGTTTTGGAGATCACGACCAACGGATTCGTGCGCGGCGGCATTTTCGATGCTCAGTACGAATACGCCACCAAATGGCTGAACGGCGAAGCATCTGGCGAAAAAGCCGAGCATTTCATCGCTTTCATTTTCGAGCTTGACGAGCGCGAGGAATGGAAAGACGAGAAGTGCTGGATTAAGGCGAATCCCGGGCTTGGAACAATCAAGTCCCTGAAATCGCTCAGGGAAAACGTCTCCAAGGCACTCGATGACCCGACATTCTTGCCGACGCTGCTGGTAAAAGACTTCAACCTCATTGAGAACCAGAGCCAAGCCTGGCTCAAATGGTCTGAGATACACAACGAAGCCACGTTCGACCCATCCGATGGGTCTTTTTCTTATGCAATTCTGGGCGTGGACGCTTCGGACACGACCGACCTAACGGCGGCGTGCCTGCTTATGATGCGCCCGAACGACGAGCACATATACGCAATGCACATGGCGTGGATTCCACTTCGTGCTTTGGAGCAGGCGGAAGCCGAGGGACGGCGCGGAGGTCGAGACGGCGTGCCATACGATGCCTGGATTGCTCGCGGGCTGCTCAGAACGTCGGCAACGCCGATCATCGACAAGCGCGATGTGCTGGATTGGGTCACGGAGATTCAGGAAAAGTACGGCATTTATTCGGTTGCCTGTGGCTATGACCCGTGGCATATGCGAGACGTTCCGACTGTTGAAGCGTACGAGGGCTATTTCGGCGCTGACAACTTCAAAAAGGTAATACAGGGTGCGCAAACCTTGTCCATGCCGATGAAGGAACTTCGAGCGCTATACAAGGAAAACCGCATCGTCGATAACCAGAACCCTATAGCGGAATGGTGCCGCTCGAACGTGATGATTCGCAACGATACGAACGGCAACATCGCGCCCGACAAGAAGAACCAAGACCCGCGTAACCGCATTGATGCTTGGGCGGCTGAGTGTGACGCGTTCGTAGTGCTCAAAGACATGATGGATGACTACAAAAGCATGATTGGAGGTTAAAACGTGCGAAAACCAACGCTTTTCCGCTCGATGTTCGATGCCGTGTTCCATAAGCCGATCATGCAGGCTGTCGATGGCTACTTCCAGACGTTCACGGCGTACGCGCCGCGTTTCACGTCGTGGTCTGGCGGCATCTACGAAGCCGAGCTGACGCGCTCCATCATCGAGCGAAACGCCGACCATGCTTCAAAGCTGCGGCCTGAGATTTCTGGTACGGCGCAACCGCAATGGACGCGTTCTTTGCAGTGGCAACCGAACCCGTGGATGACCACGCCGCAATTTTTGCATCGCGTCTCAACGATACTTGACGTTTGCGATACGTGCCTGATCGTCCCTGTTGACGGCGGGGACGAAATCACGTCCGTTGGCTATTACCCAGTGCTGCCAAGTCAGTGTGAAGCCTACGACGTTGACGGTGCTTTGTGGCTTGAGCTCCGTTTTCCCGGCGGCGATAAGACCTTGATTGAGTGGTCGCGCATCGGCGTTATGACGCGGCATCAATTCAAGAGTGATTTGTTCGGAGACGGTACTAATGTGCTTAATCCAACTCTTGATTTGATTCACGCTCAAGAGGAAGCCGAGAAAACAGCTATCGAGCAGGGCGCGGCGGTGCGCTTCATCGGCAAGCTTTCGCAAAACCGAAACCCGGAAGACACGAGGAAATCCGCACAAGATTTCAATGCACAGCTGGGAGCGTCGAACGCCGGCGGCATCGTCGTTTACGACAACAAATATCAAGAGGTCAAGCAGATTGCGCCGCAGAACTACACAGTTGACGCTGCGCAAATGGAGCGCATAGAAAAAGCGGCCTATCGTTTCTTCGGATCCAGCGAAGACATCGTTATGAACCGGGCTGACGAGGACACGTACAACGCCTTTTACGAGGGGCGTACCGAGGTCTTCGCCATCCAGCTCGGGTACGTGCTCACGGCGATGACGTTTACGCCGAACGAGATTGCCCACGGCAACTCGATCATGTTCAGCGCGAACCGCCTTGAGTTCGCGAGCAATCAAACGAAACTCAACGTTTCAACGGCGCTGTTCGACCGTGGCATCTGGTGTGGCAATCAGGTTGCAGAGGTGTTCCAGTCACCGTCTTACCCCGGCGGCGAGCGTCACGTAATTCGCGGTGAGTACATCGACCTGGACTTGATCAGCGAGCACACAACAGATCAGGCGGCGAAGGCCGCCGAGACGAACGCGAATATCGCCAAGATCGATGGAAAGGGTGGTGATGCCGATGCCGGCGAAACCGAATGAGCGCCAGTACCGCCAGATGTCGGTGGTCTTGAGAAGCCTTGACGGCGGTGAAGGCCGTGAGAAGCGCATCGAATCCGACTATTACACAGAGGGATACGCTTCGACATTCAATGACCCGTATGTCCTATGGGAAGACTCGTGGGATGGAACTGAGTACCGCGAGGTCATCAGCCCCGATGCGTTCGTTGACTGCGATATGAGCGACATCATCATGCAGTACGACCATGGCGGCAAGGTGCTCGCACGCCTGTCCAACGGCACGCTGATCGTCGAGCCCGACGAGCACGGCCTGTTTGTGGCCGCCGACCTTTCCAAATCAGTTGAAGCGCGCAATCTGTTCGAGGAAATCGATAACGAGCTCATCACGCGCATGTCATGGGCATTCACCATCGGCGCGTCGGAGTACGACAGGGATACGCACACCTCGACCATCACGAGGGTCAAGAAGATTTATGACGTGTCTGCGGTCAGCTACCCGGCTGACCCCAACACCGAAATAAGTGCAAGAAATCTGCTCAACGGAGTGATTGAGCAGTCGCGCAAGGAGTTTGCGCGAAGGAAGGGCGCGTTGCTTCGAGCAAAAGCGTGCCTGGCAATTACTAATGCGAAGAAAGGTAACTAGCAATGACACTTGAGGAACTTCTTAACGACCTGCAAGCGCTTGTCGACCAGTATTCTGACGGTACTGAACCGACGGAAGAGGATGCAGCCCGCATGGCCGAGCTGACCGACCAGATTAACGAGCGCACCGCCCAGACCGCACAGGCGGCGCAGGTTCGCAACGCCGCCGTCGCGAACGCCCGTGCCGCCATCGACGCAGGCCGCGCGCAGCGCGTGGATTCCGTGCCGCTGGCGCGTTCCGCCAACGTCGCTGGCATCCCCGGCACTGCATATGACGTGACCGATTACGACAAGGCTGAGCGCCGCGCATGGGCTAAGGGTCTTGCCGAGCGCTCCGGCATCCAGCTTATCGGCGGAACCGCGCTCACCGATGTCGAGCGTGCCGCTCAGCGCCACGCAATCGAGCAGCGAGCCGAGTTCACCATGACCACGGCCAACACCGAATCCATCGTTCCCGTGGCCGTGCAGAACGAGATTATTTCCCTTATCGACAACACTGCCGTTCTCTTCGGTGACATCAGCCGAACGAACATGTCTGGTCAGGTCGAGTTCCCGCGCCACAAGTCCATCAAGAAGGGCGATGCGGCAAAGACCGACGAGGGCGCAGCCCCTACCGATATCGAGGAAAACGACTTCGATACCGTGCCGCTCGTAGGATCGGAGATTAAGAAGACCGTCGAGATGTCCCGAAAGATGGCAACGCAGTCGCTTTCCGGCTTCGAGCAGTACATCATTTCCGAGGTTTCGGCGCGTCTCTCCGTCGCGTGCAACGCATTCGTCCACGAGAAGCTCGCCGACGAGAATTACGGCATCGCGACCGCTAACAAGATTCAGACGGCGGCGGTAAAGAAGCTTACCAAGGCCGACATCGTGAAGATGCTGAGCCTGCTCCGCTCTTACGGCAACGCAGCGGCTAAGGGAATCATCATCTACGCCAATAACAACACCATCTGGAACCAGATTGCCATGCTCGAGGATGCCAACGGTCGTTCTTATTTTGCAAATGAGGCCACCGATGACCCGACGGTTCAGGGTCGAATCTTCGGCAAGGTCGTAAAGCAGGACGATTCAATCGCCGACAACGTGATTAAGGCCGGTTTCCCCGACCTGTTCAAGGGCAACATGTTTGATGGCCCCGACGTTACGCCTTACGTCCAGCCGCGAACCCAGAAGCGCTGCTTCGACGGCTATGTTCTGTTCGACGGTGTTCTTGCTGTCCCCGAAGCGTTCGCACAGCTCACTATCAAGCAGGCTTAAGGAGGTGGCGCGGCATGGCCGAAAAGGCTAAAGGCAAGCTGCTGGATGCGTGCCGCGCCGCGCTTCGCATCCCGGCTTTCGTAACCGACTACGACGAAGAGATTTCAGACGTAATCGAAGCCGCCCGCGCTGAGTTGGTTGCGGGCGGCGTAGCGGATGCCAAGGCACACGACGATTCGGACGGGCGCGTTCGACTTGCGATAAAGGTTTACGTCAAGGCCAACTTCGGCATGGACAACCCGGATGCCGAGCGCTTCATGAAGGCGTTCGAAACCATGCTTACGAGTATGAGCGGTGATTCGGCGTACAACGGCGGTGATGCCGCATGAGCGGGTGGGCTGGCGTTTGCACGCTTATCGCCACCGTCTCAGAGCGCGATGATCTGGGCGTATCGCACAAAAAGGAGCGCCGCCGCCGTGTTCCCTGCAACGTGTACGGCATCAGCCAGACGGCGTATTACACCGCCGCGCAGGCAGGAGTTAAACCGCAGGCCGTCATCACTGTACGCGCGTGCGCCTACAGCGGTGAGAGGCTTTGCGAGTTCGGCGGCATCCGCTACGCCGTCGATTCGGCGGTCGTGGCGAACGTCGACAACGTGCGGCTTACACTCGTCGAGAAGGTGGGCAACCGGTGAGCGGGATAAAGATTGACCAACTCCAATCAATCATCGTCAACAGCATCGAAGAGGTTATCGAGGACAACGAAGAGGTCTTGCAAGGCAACGTCAAGGCCGCTGGCAACAAGGCGGTTCGCCTTCTGAAAGAGCGAAGCCGGAAGAAGAAGCGCCACGGCGGAAGCTACGCAAGGGGATGGTCTGCCGACGTTAAGAGCGAAGCAACCGGAACGACCTGCGTTGTCCACAACAGGCAGTATCAGCTTACACACCTGCTCGAGAACGGCCACGTTATCAAAAACCAGCACGGCAGCTATCCCGGTAGGGTCGAAGGCGATCACGTTATCGAGGGCGTTTACAAGGAAGTTGCCGCCGAGTTCTCCAAGGGGGCGCAATGAACAGCCTTAAAGACCTTGCTGAGCTTCTTGATGCGTTCGGCCTGCCGTGGGCGAACGGAGGTTTCCGCGACAATAACGAGTTGCTAGCGCCGCCGTATATCGACATTGAAGCGGGTTACGGTGAAGCCCTGTGCGCGGACAATGCTGGATGGTGCCGCTGGATGCCCTACGATGTAGCGCTTTACGTTCGAGAGCGCGATTACGAGCTCGAGAAGCGATTCGAAGCGGCACTCGATGCCGCAGAGTTCAATTATGTGAAAACGGTCACGTCGCTCGATGGTGACGAGCTTATCGAGACGGCCTATGAGGTTGGCGTGACCGAGTAAAGAAAGGAGCCGACATGGCGCGAAATGGGTTCTTCGGCGTTAAGAACGCGCATATAGCGCGTCTTACCAACGAGGATACGTTTATGTACGAGAAGCCTATCCACATCCCAGGCACGGTCGAGATCAAGATCGAGCCGTCTATTGAGCAGTCGACGAGCCACGGCGATAACGAGACGTGGCTGGACAGGTACCAGGATAACGGCGGCTCTATCACATGGTCGCTCTACGACATCGAGAGCACGCCAGAGCTGCGTGCGCTTCTGGCCGACATCATCGGCTTCGACATCGACGAGAAAGGACGCTTGCTGGCAACTTCCGGCAAGACACCTAAGCCGTTCGCATTCATGTGCGAGCAGCCCGGACACGTCGTTGGAAAGCGCCGTTGCATCTACAAGTGCACGAGCAAGCCCGCATCCGTCGATGCAAAGACGCTTGAGGACAAGCCCGACATCACGCAGCTTGATTACGATCTTACGTTCCGTCCCGTCAAGCTGCCGAGCGGCTGGCGCGGCAGCTACATCGACACATATGGCGATATTGACGGTTACGACAAATTCTTCGAAGAGGTAGATACTGCCGTCACGCCCAAGACTGTTAGCGTGAGCGCGTAATGGACGGCGGAATCATTGAGGTTGGCGGCGTTAAGTACCCGGTCGCTTGCAACGCCTTCACTCCAATTGCCTATTCACGTGAGTTCTTCGTTGAGCGCAAGGACGGCTCGCGCCGTCCGAAGGACATCAACGAAGCCATTTCCGTTGTTCTCGATGTCTCGGCGGCGTCGAACATTCCGCCTATCGTGCCACTGCTTGAGATTTTCTACGCCTGCGCGAAGACGTACAACGCCACTGCGAAGGATAAGACAGACCTCGGTAAGTCCTTTGAGGATTGGGTTTGCGGCTTCCCGCAGACGGAATTCGACCTTGAGCGCAAAGGCGGTTGGGCATCTGACGTGATGCAGATCATCAAGGACAACTTTTTTCCGAACGCAAAAGCGGACGTGGAAGCCGCGCCCGCCGAAGCACCCGATGCCACCGCTGCCGAGGGAGCTGGAGAGTAGCTGCGACGCGCTCTACATCTACTCGTGCCAGCAGGCGGGATTGAGCGTCCAAGACCTGCACGACCTGTCTTATGTGCAGGTGCAAAACCTTATCGACGTGTACAGCTTCGTCAGCGATGCCGTGGCATACGCCGAGGATGATGAACACGCGCGGCAGGGCGAAGCGGCCTTCTGGGCTGGCATGTGAGCGTAAAGCGCCAGCGCACCTATGCGGTGCGCTGTTCTGTGCGCTCATTTCTTTTATTGACAACTGAAAAGAGGTGGAACCGTGGCTGTCACGTACAAAGGTCTGACTATCAAGTTCGGCGGAGATACGACCGAGTTGCAGGGCGCGTTGAAGAGCGTGCAGAGCACGGCGAAGGATACACAGGGCGCGTTGAAGGACATCAATCGCGCTTTGAAATTCGACCCCGGCAACACGGATTTGCTCGTCGAGAAGGAAAAACTTCTGAACCGAGCGTACGGCGAGACGAAAGCGAAACTCGATGCCTACAAGGCCGCGCTTGCGACGCTCGACGAGAAGAAGCGAAGCGGTGCGACGCTCACCGAGCGCGAGGAAGCGCAGTACTCTAGCCTTAAGGCTCAGATTGCCATTTGCGAAAATCAGCTTGAGAGCTATTCCGACGATCTTAAAAGCGTCAGTCGCGAAGCCCAGGCATCTAAGAGCAGCCTTTACCAGTTCGGGCAGACAATTCAGGACAACAGCGATAAGCTGGAAAAGGCCGGCAAGGGTCTTGAGACTGCCGGAAAGACGATTACCGGTGCCGTCACCGGCACTGCTGCCGCGCTTGTCGGTCTTGCCAGCAGCCAGGAAGAGCAGATCGAGCAGACGCATCAGCTGGACGCTGCCTGGAAGGACGCAGGCGGTACGTCCGAGCAGGCGCGAAGCTCTTACACGCTGTTCTACAAGCTTCTCGGCGAAGGGGACACCGCAACCGAAGCCGCTCAGAACCTATCTCGTCTGACCACCAACCAGCAGGAGCTGGACAAGTGGAACAACATCGCCGCAGGCTCGTTCTCCAAGTTCGGCGATGCATTGCCGCTCGAAAACCTCGTGGAAGCATCGCAGGAGACAGCGCACACCGGTACCGTCACCGGCGGTCTTGCCGATGCCCTCAACTGGGCAACGGCCAGCAACGAGCAGTGGAGCGCAGCACTCTCCGGCAACCATGCGGCACAGCAGGCTTTCAACGACCAGATCGCTCAGGGCGCTACCAAAGAGGACGCCTTCAATGCGGCGCTTGCCGCCTGCGGTGACGAGCAGGAACGCTCCTCGCTTATCACACAGACGCTCGATGGCCTTTACGGCAACATCGGCGAGACGTACCAAGAGACTAATAAGACGATGCTCGACACGCGCGAAGCGCAGGCCGAGCTAAACCAGAAGATGGCCGAAGCCGGCGAAGCGGCCATGCCCTTCAAGGAAAAGGCGCTCGAGCTTGGAACGACCCTGCTTGAGAAGGTAACGCCGGCGCTCGAGGGCGTTAGCGACTGGTACAAGTCCCTAACGCCAGAGCAGCAGGACATGGCAACCAATGTCGTTTTGGGGACGGTCGCGTTCGGCGGGCTCACAACGGGCATCGGCAAGACGCTCCAAAAAGGCATCGAGATCGGCCAGACGTTCAAGGACGTTGCCGGCGGCTTCGCTTCCCTCGCAGGCAAGTTCGGCGAGGGCGGCGGCGCTATAAGCACGGCCGCAACGGGCTTCGGCGGCATCGCAGAGAAAGCGGGCGGCTTGGCATCTACCCTTGGCGGCAAGCTCTCTACAGGGTGGACATCGTTCACCGGATTGATCGCCGCAAACCCAATCTTGCTCGGCGTGGCTGCGGTTGCCGCTGCCGTCGCTGGCCTTACGTGGTTCTTCACGCAGACCGAGACTGGTAAACAGCTCTGGTCTGACTTCACCGGCTGGATTTCAGAAAAATGGCAGGGCGTGCAGGATTTCTTCGCAGGCGTGCCGGAATTCTGGTCTGGGATTTGGGACGGGATAACCGGCAAGGCGGAAGAGGTCAAAAACGGCCTTTCGGAAAAGTTCGAAGGCATAAGGCAAGGCGCGTCCGATGCTTGGGATGGTTTGAAGACCAACGCGTCCGAAGCTTGGGAGAATCTGAAATCCGGAGCATCTGAAAAATTCGGCGCTATCAGGGATTCAATCCAAACAGACATGAACACCGGCAAAATTGTCGGTTCTTCGGCTTCAAATGCCCTGAAAGCTGCAATGAACGGTGATTGGGACGCTGCGAAGTCGCAGGCCGGTATTGCCTTCCAGGCTATCCAAAGCAACATCCAGACGAAGATGAACAATGCGAAGGATAACGCGATAAACGCCGGAAACGCCATCGGTGAAAAGCTTGGCTTCCCGGGGCTTGGCAGCAAGGTCGCTGGCGTTTTCTCGAACATCAAGAGCAATATCACTTCGCCGATCAACGATGCCTGGAACTTTGTCAGCGGCATCCCTGGCAGGATTCAGGGGGCGTTCAGCGGGATTCGCATCAGCTTGCCGCATATCAGCTTGCCGCATTTCCACGTCAGCTGGCGTGACATCGGTGGCGTTGTGGAACTGCCGTCCATCAGCGTCAACTGGTATGCAAAGGGCGCATCCTTCGACAAGCCTTCAATCATTGGCGTTGGCGAAGCTGGACTTGAGCACGTCACGCCCGATGCAAAGCTGCGCACAAGCGTCAGAGAGAGTGTCGAGGCGGGTATTTCTCGCGTGCTCGACCGCATAAGTGGCGGCTTCGGTGGCGGAGCCCAGGTGAACGTGACCGTCAACGCCACCGTTGCAAACAGCATGGACGCGTACACGACCGGTCAGCAGATCGGCGCTGGTATTGCCAGCAGGTTAAAGCAGAAAGGGGTGCCCGTTGGAGCTTAAGCGTAAGCGAAACCAAAGCGACAGCATTGTCTTCAACGGGCACGACCTGTCGCAGCTCGTCTACTGTAAGGTGCGCCGCCCAATCATGGCTGACGTTTCGGCGAGCTTCGAGGATGCGCCCGGGCGGCACGGCGAATACTTCAAGAACGCTCGTCGCGCCGGTTACGATTTGCAGATTGACATGTGGATTCGCACCGAGCACCGGCGCGAGGTCGCAAAGGCGCGGCATGAGCTGGCGGCGCTGCTCTGGTCTGACGAGCCAGCGCCGCTTTATTTGCCTGATGACCCTACACGTTATTTGATGGCGATTGTTAGCGGCGCAACCGACCTTGACGAGATCACCGACGATTGCCCGCAGGCAACCGTTACGTTCCACATCGGCGACCCCGACTATTACGGTCAGCATCGCCGGATGGACGTGAGCGGCGCGGCATCGTTCGCTGTCGGCGGCACGCTGCCTGCCGCTCTTACCGTGACAGCTAAGCCCGGCGCTTGCAGCTCTTGGCGCATCACCAACACCGATACCGCTGAGTTCGTCGAGGTTGTCCAGCCGTTGACTGCTTCGAGCGTGGTTCGGATGGATTTCGACAAAGAGCACGTGACCGTTAACGGCTCTGTCGCTCAGCTCAACATCATGAGCGACTTTTTCAGTGTTAAAGACCGTGCGCACATCAAAATCTCTAGCGGTTCCGCGACGTTGGAATGGGAGGAAAGATGGCTTTAGCAAAGAAGGTCAACTTCACCCGTTTCAGCCGTTTCGGCGCGAATCTCGGACGGCTCACCTACACCGCAGCGACACATGAGGACGCCACGGACGGCACCGACGAGCTTAAGATCAGGTGCGACGAGGATTTAGGCAAGGGGGAGTACCTTGTTTGGGTTGACCGCCAAGGCGTTGTACATGAGCACATTGTCGACTCAATCGAGCGGCTCCACGATGACAACGGCAAGCCATATACCAGCGTAACGTGCATCAACTCAATCAACGAGACGTGGGATGACTATATCGAGGACAAGCGACCGTCCGGCAGCGTGGCTGTGGCGCTCACGTCAATACTCGCTGGCACACGTTGGGAAGTCGGCAACTGCGACCAACCAGGCAGCGCTTCGCATACCTTCTATCACGTAAAAGTCCGCGAGGGCTTGAGCGACCTGCTCAAAACATGGGGCGGCGAGCTTGAAACCGTCATCGAGACGGACGGCGTGCGGGTCACACACCGATACGTGCGCGTAGTCGCGAAACGCGGAAACCAGCAAAGTCCCAAGCGCTTTACGTGGACTAAAGACCTCATAAGCATCAAGCGCAAGACCGGCAGCGCGAATCCAAAGACGCGCGTTTACGGTTACGGCAAGGGCGTTGAGACCGATGGCGGCGGTTTTGGCCGGCGCTTGACTTTCGGCGATATAAACGGCGGCAAGAATTACGTCGAGGATACCTCCGCGACCGAGGTTTGGGGACATCCCGACGGCAGCGGCGGCATCGCGCCAGCCGTGGACGTTTACGTTAACGAGCAATGCGAGGACGCGGCGCAACTCCTTGCCGAGACGAACGACTACCTTGAGCAAGCCAAAACGCCAACCGTCTCTTATGAAGCAAGCGTGATTGACCTATTTGCTTTCGGTCGAGATTGGGAGAGCGTTGCTGTCGGCGATTGCGTGGCGATCATCGATAAGGGCTTCTCCGCTGCGGGAATCAGGCTCAAGGGTCGCGTCTCGAAGCTGACCCGCGACTTGGTGACAGGCGATGCCACGGTGGTGTTCGGCAACTTAACCGATGATCTGGCCGACATCTTTCAGTCAATGGCGCAGCAGCTCAAGAGCGGCAGCAACCAGCGGGCTAACTACGATGCGGCGGCAAGCACGTCCGTCTCGTGGCTCAACCAGCTCATGGCGGCGCTCAACAAGGCATTCAATGCCGTCGGAACGTACAAGGTCGAGACGTTCGAGCTTGGCGCGATCTACTCCAACGTGCCGCTGGATTCCGTAACTGGTATCCCACTCAAGGCAACGTCCGGCATGTGGGCTGTCAATATCAACGGCATGGGAATTCGCCTTGCCGCAAATCTTACAAGCGACGGCCAATGGAATTGGCGAACGTTTATAACCGGCGCACAGGTGAGCGCCGATTGCATTAACGCCGGAACGATGCGGGCAGACCGCATCCGTGCAGGTCTGCTCACCGACGAGGTGGGCGCGAACTATTGGGACTTGGAGACAGGCGAATTCCAGCTTTCGCCAAATGCCAAATACGGCGATGGCGGCTGGACTGTCGATGGCGTTATCGAAGACCTGCACAGCGGAATGACGCAGAACGGAAAAAACATCGAGGCCCTTGGAGAAGACTTCCAGACAAGGAATAAGGAACTCGACGAGACGATAAGCAGCCTCGACAAGACGGTTTACGACATCGCCAAAGACGGCATCGTCACCGAGGCGGAGAAAGCTGCCGTAAATAAGATTCTCCAGACCGTGCAGAAAGATAAAGAAGACCTATCTGCACAATACAAATCGCTGTCGGCAAACAAGAATTTGCAGGTTCAGTTCAAGGCGCAACTCTTAGAGCCGAGATACAACAAAGCGTTCGGCGAGGGCGGAGCGTTCGATGTCCTGATGTCGGCAATCTCGGATGTCACAAACTGCTCAACAGCCGAGGCGCTGAAAGCCGCCATGTCGGATTATAAGAACGCATATGAAAGCTACTCATCCGCGGTAACAGTCTATTCGGCGGTAGCGCGACAGGCGACGAGCATGATTGCGCAAGAGGTAGCCAAGACCGATGCGGAGAAACTTGTCGACAAGCTCGACGAGAGCCTCAAACAGCAAGAGATCTTCAATCGGCTCACCAACGACGGAGCAAACAAAGGCATCTACATGTCCAAAGGCGAGCTGTACGTCAATGCGACATACCTCAAGAGCGGAACAATCGGTGACGGTCAGGGGAAGAACTACTGGAATCTAACGAGTGGCTATTTCCAGACGACCTATGGCGTCATCGGCGGTCTATCAATCGATAACAACAAATTGTATAGATATAAGCTCACGCTCGATTCGAACACCTCTGGTCTCTACATAGGTACAGACGGTTTCAGCGTCGGCAGCGGCACCTGCTACACAGCAATGGCCAACGGATACCTATACGGCGGCACAGCTGAGGACATTACGGGCTACGTCGGATTCAACAACTACAACACCAAGTCCGGGGTGTATGGAGCGCGTCTCGCTGGCAAAGGGTGTATCTGTCTTCTCACCGATGACTGGATTGGCGTCGGCGCATACAAAGACCGTGGCGAGTACGTCTCCTGTAAGACCGGCATGAGCGGCAGCGTCACGCTCGTCGGGAACCTGAAAAGCTCGTGGACAAATCTTCAACTGACCGGAACGTATAACGTGTCCGGCCTTTGCCAAAACCTGTCTATGACTTGGACAAATTGGACGATCACTTTCGACCACGGACTAATGATCACGTCGCTATAAGGAGGTATGGAATGACCACGTACAGAGTTGAGAAGGATGGACTCTCGTTTTACGTCCAACCACACATGCTCGATTACTACGCTGCTAGTGGCTATGCCATATACAAGACTGTAGAGGAAAGCGTCACAGACGTTGCCGCGGAAATCGCCGCGCTTGACGATTCGGCACCGATTGTGGAGGAAGTGAAGGTCAATGGATAAAGGAATCGAATCTCTGGCAACCGCGCTCGGTGCCAGCGTTACGGAAAGCAAGCAGAGCATCGAAATCGAGAACATCATCCCCGATGAATATAGCAATGCTCAGATGGAGCAGATGCTTATTGCGCTCGAGCCGCTTCTTGACCGCCGCGACATCGTAGGATATGCCGCCGCACGTAATACGAGAGTGTTGCGTGCGGAGGCGCTTGAGTACCTAAAACGCCGCGATGAGCTTATCGCGCAGTACGGCGAACCTGAACTTGGCGATGATGGGCTTCCCACCGGTCGCACGCAGCTTCGCATCGGTTCAGACGAGCACAAGGCTTTCTGCCGCGAGATCGAGATGTACGCAAACATCAAGCATCGACCTAACCTGTTCAAAATTGCCTATGCCGATGCAATCGGAAAGATGACCGGAAACGAGATTCTGGCGTGCGAGTGGATGTTGGTCGACGGTGATGCCCGATGAACACACAGACCATCGAGCTTGATATCGACAAACGCGGATGCGGAAACAACTGCATTCGAATCGCGCAAGGCGAGCTCGGCGGAACAACCATCAAGGCGCTTATCTACGACAACGGCGGCGAGCTGTCTTTGTCTGGGTACAGTGCCTATTTGGTTGCCCGATTGCCAGACCGAATCCACTATTACCGTGGCAGCGCCACGGTCAGCGGCAATACGATCACCTACGTTTGCGATGAATCCAAGCTCGCAAGCGTTCCCGGTTACACCGACGAAGCCTATTTCGAAATCGTCAAGGACGATTTCCTTGCACAGACGGAGCGATTCGCCCTGGACATCCTGCGCAGCGCCAAAGAGGGTCAGCAACCCGCGCAGTCTTGGGACAACGCGATTGATGACCTTATCAGGCGTGGGGAAACCGCCGCTACCAAGGGCGAACAGGCCGTCACCGACGCGGGCAAGGCACTGAATAACGCCAACGCTGCGGTCAACATCTGCAAGAGCGCCACGGACGCGGCCAACACCGCGACGGGCAAGGCGAACGCCGCGACAAAGAGCGCCACAGATGCCGCTTCTGCGGCAAATACAGCCAAGACGAACGCCGCCGCCGCAACTGATGCGGCGAATGCCGCGACAAACGCGGCGAAAGCATCCAAGGACAGCGCGGATCAGGCGGCTGCGGACGCTCGTAAGGCAGCTGAGGAAGCTCGCGGCTCGATCAGCCCTGACAAGCGCATTTATATTGCCTACGACACCGTTGGCGATACGGATTACATCTCGCTAGTCGATACGGAGGATTAAGCATGGGCAAAACCCACATTGCAGATCACGAAACGCTCGAGCGCGTGGCAATCGCGCTCGAATCCATGGGGGCTTCGACAGTCCCCATTTTTAATGACGAGACTGGACGTTACACGAACGCGAGCATCGCCGCATGGCTAGCGAAGATGCGTGACGGCAAGAATTATGGCGTGAGCATCCCCAAGGGAAGTGCCACGGCCTGCACCAAGACCGGGGCAAATGCTGGAATCGCCAACCCAAAGCCCGGAATCATCGGTCGCGCCGCTATCGACCCTTACGTGAACCACGGCGCGTTTACCTTCTTCGAGGTAAACGGCGGCGTTGACGCGGATGGCACGCCTTACGTTACCGCTATCGACGGTGACGGGCGCTTCTCGCGCACGGATGATACGTGGATCATGACGCCAGTTCTCTACACGCTGGAAACCGAGACGAATGATGCCGTCAACATTACCGTATCCGATACGCGCCAGCCGGGCATGAAGCGCCAGCCGGCAGCTCTGCTTCCTAACGGTGCACAGCGTCCTTATATGCTGTATGCAAAGTATGCGCTGTCGGTCGATGCCGAAGGCAAACCGCGAAGCGTGAGCGGCGCACAGGTGAAGCGCTTCGTAAGCCACGATAACGGCGTCTCGCTTATGAAGACGGCAACGACGGGTGATTCATTCAAGACTGCCGCCGATGACTGGTATGTCAAGGTTATGTTCCTCTTGAAGTATGCCACCAAGAACAGCCAGAGCGTGTTCGCGGGCTGCACGGGATACGACGTACAGATTAGCCCGACCGTGGCAGAGAGCAACACCACGCGCGTCGTGGTCGCGAAGGAGAAGGCCGATCAGATTCTTATCGGCTCTTCGATGATTCTAGGAACACATACGGGCACGTCAAACGACCGTGGCAACGGCTACAACTATGACGTGTTCGATGCCGCGACCGTTATCAAGAAGGTCGATGTCGACACATCGAACACCGCCATCTACTTCGACGTCGCGAAGCCTTTCACGACTGCCACCACATACCTTTTGAGCACCGTCCCGTGGAGGGCTGGCGCTTGCGATGCGGTCGAGGGCGACGGATCGCCCACGAGCTGTACTGACTCAAAGCAGCCCTTTGTTATCCAGGGCATCGAGCTCGGTCTCGGCATGTATGAGGTTCTTGGAAACGTCCTCATCCAGTACACGGGTACTGGCACGGTCGTTTACGTGAACCCGGACACTAAGAACGAGAAGGCCGGCAGCTCTCCAGGCAGCGCGCTATCTGCCGGTGCTTTCCCCGGACAAGCAGCCGAGGGATGGAATTACGCTCTTTACTGCAAGACGGTCAACGGCCTGATGATTCAGCAGGGAACGGGTGCGTCGACTTCTGTTGGCATCTGCGACGGCAACTACAAGGTCGCGGACACTACCGTCGGCTGGAGAGAGTGGCTTTCCCTTGGCAACTTGGGGAACGGGGGCAATGCTGGCCTTTGGTGCGTCAACGGCAACAACGGCACCGGCAATGCTAGGTGGAACATCGGCTCGCGCCTACCTGGGTGACTTTCTCAAACAACCAGCTATCTATTTTTATTTCCGCCGCGACTACCCGCCGCCGCTGGTGGCGAGCGGGGGCAACCTGGCTTAACTAAGTGAAATCAGTCTTAAGACCAGCGGGCTAGTAACGGAGACGCGACCGCTCGTACGACATCCAGAGAGCAAAGGTCAAAAACAATTGAAGAGTTATTGCAAGGGGCTTCGGATAAACGAAGCCCTTGTTGTTTCCGCCTACGAATCTTGGCTCGATTCAAAGGCTGGGAAGAAAAACGCCTGGCGCGTGCCGCAAGAGCACGGCAGCGCTTCGGCGCTAATCGCGGAGATCGTGCGCGAGGTCGAAACGCGCTCGCTTACGTTTCGACCGATAAAGCGCTACCGGCATCGCGAGCCCACGAACGGCAAGCTGCGCATCATCGGCGTTGAGAGCGTGAAGCAGCAGGTTTGCGACTATGTGGCCGTTGCCGCAATGTCGCGCCTGCTCGATGCGAAGGTTGGCTTCTGGCAGGTTTCTAGCGTCCCAGGCAAAGGTCAGCTCATGGCGGCTCATGCCGTGCGCAGGTGGTCGCAAGATGGCGGTTACTACGTGCATATGGACGTGCGCAAGTGCTATCCATCCATCAAGGCAGATGTGGTGATGATGCTTCTTCGCCGCTACGTGCGAAGCCCCGATGTGCTCTATATCGCCGAATCGCTGCTGGCCACTTATGGCGGCGGTCTGGAAATCGGAAGCTATTTCAGCCTGCGAATGGCGCAGCTGGTGTTGTCGTTCGGCTATCACGAGGTCGAGAGCATGCGCAAAGTAAGGCGCGGCGCTAGCGTTCCGCTGATCACGCACCAGCTCTGGTACGCAGATGACATCTATTTATTCAGTCCCGACAAGCGCAACTTGCGGAGCGCGGCAAGGCAGCTCCAAAGGCTGCTGCACAAAAAGTTCGGACTTACTGTCAAGCCGTGGAAGATAAGCCGCGTCAGCAACGAAGAGCCGGTCGATGTTGTGGGATACACGGTGCGAAAGAACCGTACCACGCTTCGCGGTTCGCTTTTCCTGCGAGCGTGCAGGTCGCTTCGAAGATACAGGCGTTCGCCAACGCTCAAACGGGCGCGAAGGGCTACCAGTTACGGCGGCTGGTTCAAGCACGCGGATTGCGCCGACGTTTGGCGCGACAACGGATTCAACAAGGTTTTCAAAAAAGCCCGCGCACAAATAAGCGCGGCGGAAAGGGGAGCACATGAGCACTATGACGTGCAGCGCAACGCCGCTTGACGCGGTGACGGTGGAAGTAAGACCGGGCGGCGTGACCTCCGATGTTTGGCTTCGTCGAAACATCGAGAAGGACGTTGCGGACAACAGCGCGGATACCGAAAAAGCAATCGAGTTTTGGCGAGCGGACGAGCTGCATTTTGTGGCAGTCGGCACACCGTCTATTGAAGAGGTGACGGCAGCGTTCAACGAGCTATGGGACGCGCACGAGGATGACGGGCTTACGGATACCGAGCGCATTGACAGCATCATTGCGCAGCTCAAGCAGACACGCGCGGCGCTTGAGGACACCAATGCCGCCCTGCTCGAAATCGGCGACATTGTGGGCGGTGAGTAGCGATGGCGAAGATCTACTACGAAGCCGTCATGGACGGCAAGCGCACCGTCGAGAGCGTACCCAAGCTCTGGCGTGCCGCTGTGCAGAAGATGATCGATGACAATGCAAAGGAGAAATAATGGGAGCTATCTACACGTTCACGGAGCAGCAGATCTGGGCAATCGGCGGCGCATTCCTGATGATGCTTATCGACATGGTTACAGGCATCGCCCAGGCAATTTACAACCGTAGTTTTAAGTCTTCGACGATGCGCCGCGGCTTGTGTCATAAGGCAACGCTTTCCCTTATCATCATGCTGGTTATATGTATCGAGATTCTAAGCTCGCATATCGTTGGACTGAATTTCGGTGGTATTACCGTCTATGTCGTTTGCATCGCCATCATCGGCATGGAGTTCGCTTCTATCCTCGAAAACATCAAGCAGGCATATCCAGAGCTTGCCGATACGCCCATCATGAAGATTTTCGAGCATGCCAACGTTGACACCGATGATATTACGAAGGCGATTGCTGATGAAGTCGCGAAGCGCGGCTAGGATGCGGATTGCCGTCGCACTGCTGCTGGGCTTCGCGGTAGGCATGGGCTTATGGTTCGTTTTGACTGTCGACCACATTGACAGAGATACGGCAGCATTTGGAAAAGCATATAACCAAGGCTATAGCGATGGTTATACAGCGGCTTTGCCTGTTTATGAAAATAAGACGAGTGCGAAGAGCGGCTATATGCCGCTCTTCTTGCAAAAAGACCCTCAATGGGCTGATGCCGCTTACTCGGACGAAACTATAGGTACATACGGCTGCGGCCTGACGGCGGCGGCAATGGCGTTGAGCTACCTCAACGGTCGCGAGGTCACACCCGACCTGCTGGCGGCTTTCGTCGGCGAAAGCTGCCTGACCGACCGGGTTAACGATATGGCCAAGTTCAGCGTCTATCTAGCGAAGACCTATCATCTCAAAACCCGTGACACGTTTTGGGGCACGGGCGAAGCCCTCAAGGCCGTCGATGACGGCTGGATCGTCTTCGCAGGCGTTACCGGAACCCTTGGCGATCGCTCTTACAGCTCGCACGTCGTGATGATTTGGCGCGAGAACACCGACGGTACCTATGCGCTCCGCGACCCTGATGACGGCACCAATTCAATCCATGCATGGACATCCGACGAGCTTAACGCCGTTACTTTCACGCAATTCAATGCAATTAAGAGGTGATGCAGATGACCATGAAGGGCATCGATATTGCAGACTGGCAAAAAAACCTTAATCTCGATTCAATCGAATACGATTTTGTCATCATCAAAGGAACCCAGGGCACCAATTACGTCAATACGTTTTGCGACGCGTTTGTGCAAAAGGCTATCAAGGCGGGTAAGCTCTGGGGCTTCTACCATTTCATGAATATGGATGATCCTGTCAAACAGGCGGATCACTTCTATCAGAACTGTAAAAACTATTTCGGCAAGGGTATTCCCGTGCTCGATTATGAGGACGGCGGCAGGATTGGCACGGACGGTGCCAAGAAATTCCTTGATCGCATCTATGCGCTTACTGGCGTGAGATGTCTCTTGTATACCTACCGCAATCTCACCAAAGAGGAAGATTGGTCTAGGATTGCACCTAACCACGCCCTCTGGGTTGCCCAGTATGCCAACGAGAATCAGACTGGATACCAGGATTCGCCATGGCTTCCGGATGGCGGCTTTGGTGCTTGGAATACCTGCGTGATGCACCAGTATTCTTCGCACGGTAGGCTATCTGGGTACAACGGCAACCTCGATCTTGACATTGCTTTCATGGACGCTGCCGCTTGGTCGCGTTATGCGAAACCCAGTACTTACAGTGCGCCGGATGCGACTGACAATAAGAATAGTGGTAGCACCGTCGACCTTGCGGCAGGCGTAATGCGAGGGGAGTACGGCAACGGTGACGAGCGCAAGGCCAAGCTGGGCGCTCGATTCAACGAGGTGCAAGACCTCATTAATCGCGCGGCCACCGCAAGCGCCGACGATCTTGCAACGGATGTGCTCAACGGTAAGCTCGGCAACGGTGAGACACGCAAGGCAATTCTTGGCATCCGCTATGACGAGGTGCAAGCCGTGGTCAATTCCCGCGCCAAGGCCGTAGACATCGACGCTCTTGCACGCGCCGTCATTCGCGGCGAGTACGGTAACGGTGACGAGCGCAAGGCCCGACTTGGCGCTAACTTTAATGCTGTGCAAAAACGAGTAAACGAGCTTCTTTAACTAAAATGCCCGCGCCCTGTAATGGGGTGCGGGCATTTTGCGTTTAGGGGACATTGCAACAAGTCTCTAACGGTTCATGTCATCTCGAATCAAGCTCTTGATGTACTCGGTTGTATTGTTCTGCTCCTTGAGCCATTTATATATACTCTCGTCATCCTCGTTAGGGTAAAAGCGTATGACTAGCTGTTTCACCGACCTTTTGCGGTAAGAGGATGTTGCGCGTCTTTGCGCTTCGGTTGCCATTTTATTCACCGCGCTTTTCTCTGGCCTTGCGCCAGATGCGAAACGAGATAAACGAGATGACAAAAACTACAATGCCTGTTTTCATCGCTGCACTCCTGATGTAAGATGATTCTGGCTAGCGGGGCACCGCCGAAGCGGCGCCCCTTGCCCTACCTTGACCTCTTTGTGTGCTTTCCGGGCTTACGAGAGGTCTTTTTCTTTAGGGCTTCGATTCCTTCATCCAGCGCCTTTGCCAGTAGCACGCTTATGACAGCAATCGTTAAGTCCCATATTTTGTCATCCATTTGAACCACCTCCTTTCTTTCTTACGTCTATTATTATAGGGTATACCCCATAATAAGGCAAGCTCATATTGAATTTTGCTAACTTTTTTTCGAGCTAAACAGTGTTATTATGCAAAACCAGTTAGTGGAGACTTTGATTTCGCGCCCGTTCGCGGCTATCGTAGGGTTCGCAAAGATTTTCTGAGGCTCCACCCTTGGATTTGATAAGCCGCTGACATTGTGTCGGCGGCTTTTTTTAAAAAGAAAGGGCTGTACCATGGCCGAGCTTGAGTCCCAACCACTGTCTGCCGAGGAGCGCGCCGAGTTGGAAGAGC